CTTCTGTTTTTTGTGGGTCTTGAGTTGCTCCTCCTTGACCAGCAAATGCTCCACTAACTTCGCCTGGCAATACTCCGGTAGTTGTAGTTGTTCCTTTAGAACCGGGAACACCCAATTTTGATGCTACATCTATTCCCAGATTAGTTGCGTTTCCTGCATTTAGTACTGCTTGTGTTTGTGATGTTGGGAGATTGCCACTTTTAACATATAAAGACTTATTTACTTGATCTACGGTAAGATTTTCTCTTTGTGCTAAGTTACTTATACTTGTTGACGTTGTAGGTGACCAACTCCAAGTACCATCTTCTTTCTTTGCTAAAGTAAAAGTCGATCTGTCACCCAACCCTGCTTGTAGCGGATTTATATCTTTTGCATAAGTCCACTTGGCAGTTCCGTCAGTGTAAGATGTCAGTTCTCCAAGAATAGTTTTGTCGCCAATTGGCACTCCTAATTGACTCTGTTTGGCAATTTGCTTTTCTGCCATCAGAACTCCTCCTTACTTGCAGGAAGATTATTCATCTCAATTGTTCGTAGAGTATGAGACATTTATAAGGAGTTTTTTATTTATTTAGACGGAATTTTGCATAAGGTATAGAAAGCATTTCATCAAGTTCATTATACTTTATAACGTGAAGTTTTCCTGCAACTTCTTCCCAAGTATAATTTCTCGATTTTCTCCAGTGAAAATTTATTGCTTTAAATCCCCACGCATAAAGTTCAGTACAAGCAATCAAAGGGTGCTGATCATATTCAATGTCTGGTGTTTTTGGTGTATAAACAAAAGTATAAAACTTTCCAGGTTCCGGATACAACACTTCTTCTTTTAATGTATCCATAATAATTAACATTAAGTCTTCTGAATCCGTTATTCCTTCATCATTAATTCTTCTCAAAAGTCCTCTCATTCTTGCAGTTGTTGAAGTTTTTTCTACATACTGACCGAAACCTTCTGCCATTATCTAAACAACTCCTCTTCGGTAATGACTTTAAACTCTAACATTCTATCCGCACACCATTCTTGTGCTGCTTTCCACTTTGCTTGATTTACTGCATAAGTTCTACATTCGTGTAGATATGATTTTGTTACTCTCGATTTTTGTTTTGGTGGAACTGTTTGTTTCTTTGGTTTTACTTCAATAACATAAGTCTTAATCTTACCAGAGGACTCTTGAACTTTAATTAGATAGTCTGGAAAATATCGATGAACTTTGCCGTCTATAGGGGAGACATATCTAACGCAAAATTCTTCTGAAGCCCAAGAAATTATACTAGGATTGTGATCGCAGTAATAACAAAATTTGCGTTCCCAACTGCTTCTACAAATGATATTATTTACATCACCTTTATACTTTTCCGGATAAGATGGTTTGTAGATACTTTTAAGACTTTCTGCCATTTCCAGCATACATAATATAACAGTAGAATTATTTATAGATGGCAGATTCAATGAGTGGATTTACACTCTCCCAACAAGGAATAAATCTTGCTCCTGGAGTTCCTGCTCCATCGACAGTGACCACTTCTGGTACTGGAAAAAGTCCTGGAAATGGATTGCCACCAAAAGAATCTGAGGGAACTCCACCAAATCCTGGAGTAAGGGATGTTAGCTTTATAAAAGCAAAGTTAATGCAACCTGCATTAACTTCTCACTATGAAGTTTATATATTACCTCCCCCAGATGCAAAATCGTTTATTGAGTTGAGTGGATTTTCTTATAACATGACTGAGCTTCTCTCAATTTCTTGTTCAGAGGCATCTCTTCCTGGATCCTCATTAACTACTCACGAATTGAATAATGACTTTACTGGAGTTACTCAAAGACATGCATATAGAAGATTATATGATGACCGCGCAGATTTTACTTTTTATGTAAATGCTGGAAGTAATGGAAGAGGTTATGATCAAATTAGATACTTTGAAGCGTGGATGAGATATATCACCGGTGAGCAAATCGCAAACTCAGATAGTGTTACAAATTTTTATAGAGTAAAATATCCAAAGCAATATAAGTCTCCATTCATTAGTATAACAAAATTTGAGAGGGATCTTGGAACAAAAAAACCTTCTGGAAAAATGACTTATAAATTTATTAACGCATTTCCAATTTCTGTAGGATCTATGCCTATTTCTTATGATTCTTCTCAACTTCTTAAAGTAACGGTTTCTTTTACATATGACCGTTATGTTGCAAGTAATGTATCTGCAAATCAAGTTGAACAAGAACCAACTCAAGTTCCTGCAAAGGGAGTGATAACTAATACCCCAATTCAAGAAAATCCTATTTTTACAAATCCAAAATTTGGTATTAGTGATATTCAAACTTCTACAAATTTAGGATTAAGTCCAGGACAAGTTAATCCTGGAAGTGGAGGTCTTGTTCCTTAATCTATAATAAATAAAGTACCTGAATTGTTTTAGGAGATTATGCCTTTACCAAAAATTGCTACTCCAACTTATGAGTTGGAATTGCCTTCTACTGGACAGACTGTAAAATATAGACCTTTTCTAGTTAAAGAAGAAAAACTTTTAGTTATTGCATTGGAATCTGAAGATACGAAACAGATTACTACTGCAATTAAAACAGTTATTAAAAACTGTATAGAAACTAAAAATATTAAAGTAGAATCTCTTCCTACCTTTGATATTGAATTTTTATTTTTGAATATTCGTGGTAAGTCAGTTGGTGAAGAAATTGAAGTTAATGTTATTTGCCCAGATGACGGTGAGACTTATGTTCCTGTGAAAATTAATGTTGATGATATTAAAGTTCAAAGAAACGGCGACCATATTAAACAAATTAAACTTGATGATAACTTAATGATGGAAATGAAGTATCCATCATTAGATCAATTTATTAAAAATAATTTTGATCTCTCAAGTAACAATGCAATGGAACAATCTTTTGAACTTGTTGCTTCTTGTGTGGATAAAATTTATAATGAAGATGAAGTTTGGACTGCATCTGATGTAACTAAAAAAGAACTGATGGAGTTCTTGGACCAAATGAATTCAAGTCAGTTTAAGCAAATTGAAAAGTTTTTTGAAACTATGCCTAAACTTTCTCACACAGTTACTGTTAAAAACCCAGTTACTGATGTAGAAAGTGAAGTTGTTCTTGAGGGTCTATCAAGTTTTTTCGCATAGGAATGGTCCATATGGACCTTGAAAACTACTTCAGACTTAATTTTTCGTTAATGCAGTACCATAAATGGAGTTTAACTGAAATAGAAAATCTTTTACCTTGGGAAAGAGATGTTTATGTAGAACTTCTCAAACAACATATCGAGGAAGAAGAAATGAAACAGCAACAAAATAATAAATTTTAATTTATTATAATTTTTCAACTTTTATAATGTCTTTATGAGATTTTCTATTTCCTTACCCTTTACCAATATAATAAGGTGTTCCATCTTCACGCAAATATACGTAAGTGTAAAATCTGTTGGGATTTACCATAACTGCTCTTAAATTGACTCGCAGTTTTATTTATATTAAAAGGAGGAGATTTTTCTCCTCCAACCTTAAAGAGTGCGAGTCAATTAAGGCAATTGTATTTATGCTTAATAAATAAGACTATGAAGAATAACTAAAGCAAAAGCAAAAATGGCTGGTAATCCAACTTTACCCAAAGAAAATATAGATGAGGTAATTTTAGGGTTACTAGCCTTAGAACCTAATGAGGTTGATGAACTTAGTTATGAACAGTACAATTCATATTTAAGAGAACTTTTAGTTGAGATTACTTCTGGAAGAAAAAAGATTGATAGTGGAGAAACTGAATTAATTAAGAATGAATTTAAGAGAGTAAGAGGAAAGAAAGGTAGATTTAGAATTGCATCAAAGAGTTCTAAAGTTACTGCGAATGGTCTTGGGATTGGTGGAATTCGTAAACAACTTAAAGGAGCTCAAAGCAGATTAATGCTTGCTCCTGCTGGAGGAAATTTAAAGACAAAAGTTGATACTTTAAATAAACCAGACAGCGAATTCGATGTTTTATCTAGAATCAGCAATACATTAGATTCTATTGTTAAAACCTTAACTGATATCAATAAAGAAAATAAGAAAAAAATCGATAGAGAAAGAAAAGACGCGGAAGGAAAAAGAAGAGCAGGAAAAGAAAAAGAGTTTGAGTCTAAGACTTTTGATGGTATTAAAAATGTAGTTAAAGGAATTTTAAAACCATTTGAATCTATTTGGGATAGAATTATAAAATTTATTACGATGGTATTGTTGGGTCGTGCATTAATCAAACTTCTTGATTGGTTTGCGGATCCAAAGAATCAAGGAAAGATAAGAAGCGTTATCCGTTTCTTTACAGATCACTGGCCGACACTTCTTGCATTATATTTAAGATTTGGAACTGGTATTGGTAGGTTCGTTGGAAGACTTGGTGGAATATTAGTTAAAGGTGCTTTTAGACTTGGAGCATTTGCTGCTAGACTTGCAACGAGAGCAGGACTTAAAAAGTTTGCTGGGGCTGCTAGATTTCTTGGAGGTCCAAGAGGAAGAGCAATAGCAACTGGAATTGGAATTGCTGCTGATGTTGCTGTAACTGCAGGTACTGCTGCTGGAATTGGTGGACTTGCAAGTGGTGATATTAAAGTACCTGGTTTTTCTGGTGGGGGATGGAATAAAGGTTTTGGTAATTTGTTTGGTAATATGTTTAGTGGTCTTGTAAAAGGACCAAAAGGTAGAGATAAAGTTCCTGCGATGCTTACTGATGGTGAGTTTGTTATGTCTGCTGGAGCAGTTCAGAAATATGGAGTTGATACTTTTGAATCAATGAATGCTGCGGGAGGAGGGACTAATGTTCCTCAGATTGCGAGTGGAGTGACCTTTGCTGAAGGTGGTGGTTATATGGGCGATTATATGAGTGGTCAGGTTAAGTTGAGACCTGCAACTATAAGTGAAATGACTGGAGAATCTTCAACACTGAGGAATCTCCTAGGTGTTCGCACTAAAGAAGAAGCAGCAAGAATAGTAAGTAGTGCTGGAAATAAAGTCCCCGATGTTAAAGATTTATTGGGAAACAAAGAATTTAGTAGATTTGAGCAAGGGCAATTTAATAAATTTAGTGAAGGTGCAGATGAAAAAACATTTAAAGGATTGAGAAGAATTTATCAGCAACATTTTGGTGTTGGTGAAGAATTTTCAAAGATGATGAGTAATAGAGTTGATGCTGAAATGTTGAGAAGGTCCTCAAAACCAACTTCAACACCAAGACCAAAACCAAAAGTAACAAGAATTGATCCAAGTAGAATGCTTCCTGCTGCAGGAGAATCAAGTGCTAATGCTATGAGAGCTGCTGCAAAAAATCTAAGACCACCTATTCCTGCAACTAGTGCTATTGTTCCTTATACTGGCGGAGGACTTGCTAAAACTGGAGTAACTGCTGGACTTTCTGCTCCACAGATACCTCAGATAAGAACTAATATGAGAGTTCCTGGTGGATTTGGAAATCTTAAGTCTTTTGGCGTAGAATTATTGTTAAATTATTTGATTCAAAGTGGGTTGGATTATGTTGAAGCGAAGAGACTTGCTTCAACTATTGAAAAAGCAAGAAAAGAATCTCCAGAAAAACTTGCAAATAGAATAGAAAAGTTAAGAGAACTTGTTGATAAAGAAGAGAGATTCCAAAAAAGTTTTGGTGGAATTCTTCAAAAAGTTATTAAACTTGGTGGAGAAACTGGTTCTGAAGTTTTATCAAGACAAGCAAAAACTATTTTAGCTGGAGTAGGCGCAAAGACTTTTCAGGGCGGTGCAATCAAAGGTGGTTATAAATTAAAAGATCAGTCTTTTAAAGATGCACCTAAAACTCAAATTATGACCGATGATAAGGGAAGACCTTTCGTTGGGTATAAAGCAATGCGAGGTGGTAAATTAGTTTATGTGAGAGGACCGCAACCAGGAACAGGAACAAGTAATCCTTTTGAAATGTTAGGAAGAGCAATTAATCCTGGAGCATATAAAGATATTGATGCTAGAAATGAAAGAAAAAAATATGAAGAGGCATCTAAAAATTCTATTGCATCATTAAAAGCAAGAGGTGCAAGTCAAGCAACGATTGCAAGAAGACAAGCAGAACTAAAGAAAAGTGTAAAACCACTTCCCAAACCAAAACCAAAACCAAAGTACAATCCTGCAGGTGGAGGAATGGGAGGTGGAAGAGGTAGTGGTACAAGACCTACTAACAGTCAAAAACCAAGAACTCAAAATCCAACTCATAGCGCAAACGCAACAAGAACTGCAAGAAGCACATTGGGAGTTAATAAGAAATAATGTCTAAACTACTTCCTTCTTCAAACTCTCTTATTGTTAAATATCAAAAATCTTCAATAGTAAAACCTATTAAGTTTTTGAATATAAAGCCAAAAACATTATCAATAAAAGGAGAACCTATAAAAGAAACTCCAAAATTGTTAGGTAGTTTTTTGTTTGATACTCAAAAAAAAGTAATTAAAATTGACAAACTTTTAAAAGATTCTTTGTTGCTTTCTAAAAAGGAAGAGGAAAATAACAGAAAGGGTAAGGAAAAAGAGAAGTTTGAGGGAAAAGAAAAAGAATTAGAAAAGAAAAAACCACCACTAATCAAAGGAATTAATCTACCATCTCCACCAAAGATGGGATTTTTAGATTGGATTAAGAACTTTATTACTCAAACTATTCTTGGATTTTTTGCAGTTCGTTTAATTAACTTTTTACCACAATTATTGAAAATTCTTCCAGTTATTATTAAGGTTGGCGATTTCTTTATTGATGTTGGTGGTAAGATGCTTGATGGACTTATAACATTTGTTGACTGGGGTTATAAGGCAATTGATGGAACACGTCAATTTATAAAGCAACTTGGCGGAGAAGGACTAGCGCAGAACTTTGATAAGTTTGCTGGAGCGATTGATAACTTAATCGAAGTTGCAATTATTGCTGCACTTGCAACTGCGGATAGTGGTGATGGAGGAGGACCTGATGTTGGTGATCTAGCAAAACCAGGTAGAGGAAGAGTTCTTGGTAGAGGACTTGGTAGAGCAGGAACAAGACTTGGATTAAAATTTTTAGGTAAGGGTGCAACAAAAGCAGTTCTTGGATTTATTCGTCCATTTACAAAACGTCTTCCTATTATCGGGGGACTTTTAGACTTTGGGCTATCGGTTGCACTTGGGGAAAAGATTGGGAGAGCCGCATTTAGGGCAATTGGTGCCACACTTCTTGGTGCTGTTGGTGCGGCAGTTGGTGGTCCTTTTGCTCTTTTAACTGGACTTGCGGGTGGAACTTTAGGGGATATTGCTGGTGGTGCTTTATATGATTTATTCTTTGAGAATAAAAAACCAAAGGGCAACACAGTCAAAGCTGCAGGTGGAGGAAAACCTGCTACTCGTGGTGGAAAACCAGTAAGTGGTCCCGCAAAAAGAACCATCAAGAAAAAGAAAACACCAAGAACTTTAAACACAACACCTTCTAGATTAAGACCTGGGGCAACTGTTGGAGGTGAAAAGAAAATTAAAGAGTTATATCCACAATCAAAAGATAAGTCAAAAATGAGTCCATTTGATTTTCTAAAAAATTCTTATGATGCCTTTGCAAAATCATCTGGTCTTGGAGCATTGGTTGCCCTTGCGATTAAACCCATAATGGGAGATAAACCAACATATGCAGATTATAAGAATGCAGGAACTGGTGTGAACAATTGGATGAATCAATCTATTGGTTCAGGGACTCTTGCGTATGCGGGCGGCGGTGAAGTTAAAATGGAAAGCATTGTTTCGGGTGAAGATTATAGTGATGTAATTGCAAAGTCTCTTCAAGATTCTGTTGCTCCTCAAGTTGATAAAACTATTCAAGACTTGATGAAGCAATTGATGTTAAAGAAGGAGGAACCCGGAGTTAAAGTCAAAAAAGAAGATGAGTATTTGACGCCTGAAGAGGGAATGGGAGATGCTACTTTATCTGAAAGTGAAATGGATTTATTCCAGAGACTTATTATTGCAGAATCTGGAGGTCAAGGTCTTATTGGGCAAGCATTGGTTGCTAGAAGTGTTCTTAATAGAGCTGGATTAATTCAGTCTGGTAAAGCATCAACTGGGACTTTCGCAGCAAAAGACAGTACAGTTACTGGCGTAATTACAGGAAGAGGACAATATCAACCATATGCGAATGGTAATCCTAATGGAAGTATTAATAAACCAAGAACGCCCGCTCAAATGGATGCAGCAAAAGAAGCAATTAAATTAGCTCAAAATCCAGAAAGATTAAAAGGACTTTTAAAATCTGAAGGTATTGATGACGGATCTATAAGAAAACTATTAGCTGCGACTGGATTTAGAGCTGGATATGCTTTTAGTGATTCATCCCAAAATGTAAATGTTGTAAAATATAAAGATCATTATTTTAATACTGCAGGAAACACCGCATTAATAGTAGCTTCTTCTCAAGTATCTGAAAAAATTAGTCCTGTTTCTTTGAAAGGTGGGGATGGTAGATTCATTCAAGGTAATTCCGGAAGATCTGATGGAACTCATTTTCATATTGGAACAAATAATCCAGGAGACGGAACAGGTGTTGCTGCAGCAGGTTTTAATACAATTAAGCATTTTCTTGGTAGAAAATCAGTTTTTGTAGGAAGATCTGGAGAAACTATTCCCACAAAAGCAACTGATGAACAAATAAGAGGTTATATTGCGAGAGGTCAAGCAGCTCACGGAAAAACCGAGTTAGATCTTCAAATAGGAGGAATTGGTGCTGGTAATAAAGTTGCATTTCCTTTAGCATTAAAGGGAATGAAATATAGTTCAACTGATGGGTATGGAGTATCTGCTGATATTGTTGGAACTAATGCATTTGTGGGGCATGGTAGATACAAACCAGATGGATCACTAGCTCCACAACAAAGAAGGACATTAAATTCTGGTGCTCCTGATTATTATGCATTCCACGGAATGAATAAAGTAATGACTAAAGATGGATTATTAAAATTCCATAAAGGTGAGTACATAAGTGTAACCGATGCAGATTCTTTTAGATTAGTTGGAAATATTCTTACCGACATTAATAGTATTGAAAATAAAGCACAACTTGTCGCAAAGGCACCATCAATCATAGAAAAACTTAAATCAATTTCTGGTTATACTGACTATGAACAACCAGAACCAGAAGTTGTGTTTATTCCAGTTCCTACTCCAACTTCTGGCGGAGTATCTGGCGGAACTTCTAAATCTTCTCTAACCTATGATTATTCAACCATAGATACTATGGGAGAGCAAATGAGCGACAGTCTAATGTACGGATAAGATATGATAAATGTAACCGAATCACTTAAAAAATCCGATAATAATATACCCATTTTTGAACTATTTCCAAATTCTGGAGGAGAACCTATAGCACTTAATAAAGGTGTTGCAGAGTTGCATTACTATGAGAATATTCTATCTGAAAGCATTCATGTTAGAGCAATGATTGTTGATACTGGAAAGGCAGGAGAAGCAGATGATGGAACTGGTGCTTCTATTGGATTTGCAGAGGCACTCAAAATAGGAAATGGGGAAAAAATATATCTAGAATTTGAAGATGGTTTTGAAACTCCTAATAAGATTTCATTTACCAAAAACTTTAATTCACTTCGTTTAAATCAAACAGAAAAAATATCAGAACATACGCAGAAAAGTGTATTTGTTCTTGAAATATCCTCCAGAGAATATCTTAAAAATGAATGTGAAGATACGAGAGTTATAAAAAGATATGATGGAAAAATTTCAGATCATATTGAAAAGATTCTAAAAGAAAATTTGATGACAGAAAAAGAACTTGATATTGAAGTCACTGAAAATAAATTTAACTTTATCGGTACAACTAAAAAGCCATTTTGGACTATTTTTTGGCTAGCAAAAAAATCTGTTCCAAATATTCCCGATGCATTTGGAAAGACTGCTGGATTTTTATTTTTTGAAAATGCTGATGGATATAAGTTTAAATCTGTAGATAAATTATTTGATCGAATTCCTGTTAAAAAATATATCTTTAATAATACTACATCTACTGTTGTTCCTGTTGGATATGATGGAAAGATTTTAAATTACGAATCCACTGACTCTAGTGATTTGCAAACTAAGCTTCAAATGGGAACATATTTTTCGGAGAATAAGGGAGTTGATCCTAGAGAAAGTTTTTATGATCAAAAACCAGTAGACTTAAATATCCAAGAAGCCGTTGTTAAAACTGGTGGTCCTGAATTTAAATTTGTAAATCCAGAATTTACAAGATGTCCTACAAGATTTAATTGGAGTTTTGATTCTATAGGATTTCTTCCTCCCGGAAATACCTTGTCAGAACAACTTAAAAAATCTAAAGAACTTGATATTGATAAACAACAGATACAAACAAGAGCAGCGGCAAGATACAATCAGTTATTTACTGTGACATTAAAAGTAACACTTGCTGGCGACTTTAGTTTGAGAGCAGGAGACTTAATTCACTGTGATTTTCCAGAACTTTCCAATAAACCAAATCCAACATATAACCCAAGAATGAGTGGTGTTTATATGATCTCGGCATTGTGTCACACAGTAAGTGCAAATGAAACTTACACTAATTTAGAATTAGTTCGCGATTCCTACGGAAGAAAGCCTGCTAAAATGTAATAAATAATATTAATTTCAAATTGTGTTCATCATGTCTAGAACACTTCAGCAGCATATTGATGATGATAAAAATGAATTAGATAACGCTAATATTAGTGGTCAACGTCGTCGTCATGTTGAAGACGAACTTAATGCTTTAGAAGAATATTCAAAAAATCATCCCGATGATGACCACGATCCAACTCCATTAGAGTTATTTTGTGATGCAAATCCATCTGAACCAGAATGCAAAATTTATGAGGATTAATAATGTCTGATGTAACAACTGGTAAGGGGTTTGACTCTGAATATTTAACTCACCCTCCCGTTTGGTTTGGAAGAGTGGAATCTTCGGAAACTTTTAGGGACAATATAGAATCATCCTTATTCGATAATCTTTTAGAAATTAAGGGATGGGGATATAGATATAAAGTAAGGATATTCAGTTGGCATACAGGAGATATGAATATCTTATCTCCTGATATGTGTGTAATGGCAAATGTTTGCCTACCAGTTACTGCTGGATCCGGCATGGGTGGTTATGGGGAAACCCCAGCAATAGCATCGGGTTCTATTGTCCGTGGATTTTTTATGGATGGAATGGGGGGACAAGAGCCTTATATAGATGCCATTTTAGGAAACACAAATAATAATGTTCCCAAGGAAAGAGGTGGCGCAGATTTAACATCAAATGCTACTCCTCAGGTAGAAAATATCGATAATTTAACTACAGCGCAGTTAAAAAGATTATTAAATCCAGCAAAAACTCCATCAAAACAAGAGTTTGCTGCTGCAACTGCTGCGAGAGAAGCATCAAAACTTGCTGGACTTTCGAAAGAAGAAACCGAAAGGCAAGTTCTTATTGCGACGTTAAAAGCATCAAAACCAGAACTTACTACTCCGAGACAGCTTAAAGAACGTCAAGGAACTTTGGGATATCAACTTTATGATTCTACTTTCAACAACCCAAATATTGCTAAAATTCCTGACTTTAGGGTTCTGAGTCAGTTAAATTTTGGATCAAATCCAGGACTTACTAATTTTCCAATTTATACATTTGACTCTCTTCATATTGCTCCAAGAAAGTCCAATATAATGCAAGATGATGATAGGAGAATTTTAAGACCTTTAATTAGTCCATGTAAGAAAAAAAATTCAGAAACAAAAGGTATTCAAAGAGTCATTAAAAATTTACTAAATGAAGTAGAAAAAATTAAAAAGTATGCGGGAGAAGCAACGGCATTTGCTGAATCTATTGTTGGGCAAGTCAATTCCTTAATTGATAAAGCATCCGGGTATATCACTGGATTTGTGAATATTATTATTGGTAGAGTGATGGGTTATGTTCAGCAAAAAATATCAAATGGTATTAAAGATGTTCAGGGATTTTTATTTCCAGGAGAAGTGCCTAGTTTAACTTCTTTATTGGAGAAAGGTCTTGAAAAAATAAATTGCGTATTTAAAAAAATAATAAGAGGACTTTTTGGATTAATTGGCGGTTTACTTAAAAATATGCTGGATAATATGATTAATGGTCCTTTATGTGCTGCAGAAAGTTTAATATCTGGAATATTGGATAATATTCTTGGTGATATAAGCAGCGCCTTAGAAAGTGCTCTTAGCCCTATTTCTAAGTTCGTTCAAGGAATTGGAGCAAAAGTTTCAGAAATTTCTGGAAATATATTTAATGCTATAGATTTTGTAACTGGAATTTTAGAATTTTTTAAATGCGATGAAGAAAAATCCTGCCCAGATTTTAATGAAATAAATCTTGCTGGACCAGCTCTTCCTGGTGGAGATCCTCCAGCACCTGTTCCTGGGGGTCCAAAATCTCCTTCAGATGGAACTGATACCACTATAGGAAGTTCTGATAGAACTTCAGAAGGAATGAGCAATGGGAATGCTGAAGGACAACCACAGTCAAACATTGCAACTAGCACTGCAGGGGAAAAGACAACTTCTCAACTTCAGATTGGGGAAAGCAATACTGAAACTAGATCCTTATCTCAGCAAGAAAGAGATTTGCTTAAAAATAGTCTTGATTTATAATAAAAATGCCATTTTCAAATAAAGTACCAGACAGAGCAATAAGAGTTTCATTTTATGACAACGATGGGACTCGTGTTGATAATATAACAAAAGAACAAGCAGAGATCATTGCAAAAGCAAGTCCCGGAAAATTATTCTATTTTCAGGATAAAGAAGGTCTTCAAAGAGAACTTACAATTGATGAGGTTTTGAGACTTACTCCCCAAAACGATTTAATTAGCAATACTGCTTTTTCCGGATTACAATGTCCAACAGAACCACAACCTTGTGGACCACCTAAAGTTCAATTTTTTGGAGGTGAAGGTGTGGGCGCTATGGCTAATGCAGTAATTAGTCCAATTTCTTCCGGTGTTATGGCATTTGATATCGTGAATCCTGGGAAAAATTATACTTCTCCTCCTACTGCAATATTGCAAGACGAATGTGGAAAAGGGACAGGAAGTTCTTTGAGAGTGATTCCTAGGGGCGATGGAGTAAAAAATGTCTATATAGAGTCTCCTGGCGATGGTTACCTGTCAACTTTTGACGGAAGTTTGGGTGGTAACGAACGCACTTGGAAAGAAGCAGATGAGGGGTATGTAAAAACTAAAGATGGAAAACTTTACACTGTTCCATCAGATAATCCTCCTCCAAATTTGGATCCTGATGATGAATGGAATCCTCCTATACTAGTTATAGACCCTGGTATTACTCCAACCACTCCAACCACCCCGACTACTCCAACCACTCCAACCACTCCGACCACTCCAACATATCCCACTATAATAGAGTTTGATGATGTAGTTATAGAAGATCGTGGATTTGGATATGATCAGAATGACACTATCACGGTTACTCCAGATAGAGGAACTATACTTACGCCAGTAATTAATAAAAGAGGTGAAGTCATTAAAGTCAATATAGTAAAAAGAGGAATTGGATATGATGATTTGCCTGAGATTGTTATAAATTCAAAGACAGGATATAATGCAGTAATTCGACCAATATTAAAAGTAACTAGGATTCTAAATAGGGAAGAATTATTAAAAGTTCCCCCAGGATTGCCTATAATTTCTGTAGTAGATTGTGTGGGTAAAATAGCACCAAAAGATATTTTTGACATAGTACCAAGATGACAAAATCAAAAAACTACGAAACTAAAGATATTCATACTAAAGATGGTAATCTAAGATTTGGACATATCCATACAGATAATGTAATATCTTCTGCAATGATTCAAGGTCAAGGTGGTCTTGAGTATATTACAATAGATCAAACTGCGCCAAGAAAAGGATGGATAACTTCGCGGTGTAGAGGTAGATACCAAATTAAGTGTGGGGATGAAATAGAAAAAGGACAACCCGCATTTTGGTTAGACTCTGCCAGCGGAGACATTGTAATTTCTACTCGTGGTAGAATTAGAATGGAAGCCGAAAATATTGATTTGATATCTTATGGTGGGTCTACAAATGGAAATATTAATATTATTGCATCTGAAAATGTAAATATTGAGGCAAAGGGTATTAATGTTAATGGTAGTGAAAAAATATCTTATTTTACCGATGGATCTATGCAGATAACTGCAATGAATATTTTAAAAATGTATACCGGAGATATGCAAAGTTTAACTGCCGCATCCAATCTCAAACCACCTTCACTGCCGTTTTCTGGTAGTATACTAAATAAGGTATTTCCAATGAATTTATAAAAAATGGCAAGTTTTGATAAGATATTAGTGAACAATCAACTTCATGTAACAAAAGATCCATCTAAACCAGAGATTTTGGGTAGGGGACCAGCAACTATACGTGGCGCTGCTTATCAACAAGGTCCAAATCTTCAAGGAACTGATAGTGCTTTTCCTAATATTTGGGCAACCACAATGGTTGGTCCACTAGCAAATTCAGATTCTCCTCCACCAATTATTCCTGGGGCATTATCTGCCTGTGGATTGGTAAATAATTCCCCATATTCACTTGCAGTTCTTGGAGATGCTGCAATTTTTGATAACTGTGATGTGAATTTAGACGTTGTTGCGGGAAGGCATGTAAAAACCGGTGGGTTTGTATGGGCCCAAGGAGATGTTTACGCTTATTGTGGTAGGCATAGACTATCGAATAAAAAAGATCTTCCATTTGATATGGAACACCCAACAAAATCTGGGTGGAGATTGCGCCATGTGTGTCTAGAAGGACCAGAAATTGGCGTTTATATTCATGGGAAGGGGAAAGGTGGGGTTTTAGAATTGCCAGATTATTGGAGAGGTTTGGTTAAACAAGAAACTATTACAGTACAATTAACTCCAATTGGCGGACCATATATTCTTTTTGTAGAAAAAATAGAAGATAATAAAGTTTATATTGGATCTAATGTAGATTATGATGTAGAATATAATTATCTTTTACACGCTTCTAGATTTGATGATGATTTAATTGTGGAATACGAAGGTACTTCTAGAGGAGATTATCCTGGAGGAAATGAAGGATATTCATTCTCCTTTGAGAATGATAATATGGAAAGACTTGTAAAAGAAGTTATTGAAGAAAGGTTAAATCAAATGGAGAAAAATAATGGAGAATGAACTCAATCCTGTATGGTCAAAAGATGAATTACTTGTTATAAGAGGAAGAATTACAAATAAAAATTGTATTTCAATTCCCGAAGAATATCACTCAATACTTGAGGAAAATACTATTACAATATCAGTTACCCCTATAGGATCGCACCAAAATATCATTATAAAAAGAATTACTGGATATGAAATCTATCTCCAGTCAAATGGTGGACTTCCTATAGATTGTTTTTATCATATTTTTGCTAAAAAATCTCCAAATAAAGATGAAGAATCATGACATTTCAACAATATTCCGACAATGAACCCCAAGCAACTGGTGGACAATGTATAGATTTTGTAGACCCAAATGATAGATTTAGTGGGTGTTCTGGCAATTTCATTAGATTAATAACAAGTTCTCATTATGAGAAATCTCAAGGTTCTTCTGGAACTTCGTTAAACTCTGAAATTGATTTGTTAGAGAATTCTGTTATTGTTGGGACAACTTCTGGAACACCATCCTGGCAATTTACAAATGTATCCGAAACAAATAATAGATTGTTAACGGTAACGGCAATATGTCACGGAACAACAGGATCTCCAATAGGGTCTACCTGTACTATAAACAATAGTCCAGTTGGTATCAATTGGGTAAATTCTACCCATGAGGGTGATTGTAATACTGACCCAACATTTTCTGGTTGTTGGGATATAATTACATTTAGAATTCTAAAAGATTCTAGTGGTACTTTCTCTGTATTTGCCTGCACCGAAGGATATTATTTGTATGTTCCTCCTCCAGAATAACTCACCAATCCCCTTGACACGGACCCCTGACCGTGCTATGATACTTGGGTAATCAGCGGACGACCGAATGCAAGACGAGTACCTGACACGCTGCGTGGTTGACCCCAGTAAGCGAACTGTGTACCTTTATTCCAGCGAAGGGACAGAGAAACAAGTTGCCTGCGATACAATGGAAGAGTTTATGAATGCGCTAAAGTTTGTTCGTGCTACACTAGACGAAGAAACTCTCTCATATGCAAATCCATTTTAATTTCCAAAAAAGGTCAAAAAAATCTCCGGCAAAAAATTGCCCCCTATTACTTTTTTTAAAATGAATCCTTATCGCATTAACTACAAAGCACTGAAAGAAGAACCAGTGAAAACAACTCCAGAGAATGTGAAGGAAGCAAATGAAGGTTTATTTTACTCTAAAATGAACCTTCCTCAAGCAGCAAAGCACTGCGGAATGTCACAAAAAGAAATGCGCTTGACATTCTTTGAGTACTTGAAGTATAATCCTATTACTTACCAAGTGTGAGTTTTTATTGGGAGCGTGGTGGAATCGGTAGACACAACGGACTTATTGTAAAATTGAGCCTCATTTGGGAAACCTTATGAGTGTAATTCCTC